GGTAGCAATATCAAATCCTTTAACCGCCTGTCCTGTCTTCATGTCTATAAACAAATGTTTATCTTTAGGGTTAATCGCTATTTCTATTACAGTATCGTCCATTTCGTTAAGGACATTTCTTTGGGAAGTGACGTTACCCTGAACAGACATGGCGGGTACTTTTTCACCAGTTTCGGCAATAAGTCTTCGCTTATTCTGGTCTACGTGAAATGTTCCATTTTCTAAAGTAACTGCTGGTAAATAGGATTCTGCCGTATTATAGTTAGGTGTTCCTTTTGAATTTACTGGGTGGACTGTCTGCAATCTATTAAAGGGTGCGGGGGGTCCATCAGGATCAATTTTAGAACTTAGGTTTAAACGAACCGACTTTTCTGCCCCTTCTTCTACAGGAGCATTTATTTTAGCGTTTTTCTTAGGGCCTCCAGCAGTGCTTCTATTTAAATCAATGGCCTCAAGATCGTCTAAGCTGTGGTTTTTTAGAACAACATCTGGGTTTTCTACATTAAATTGACTTGTGCCAATTTCAAGTTCATCTGCAAAAGCATCTGTCATTTGATTTGTTATAGGTGGATCGTTTAGGGGTGGGCCACCGTTGTCGCCAAACTTATATATTTGTTGTTCCTGTCTTTGTTCAGGAAGTCTCCTTATATACGCATCCTTTTCAGCCTGTTCTATAAGGTTTAAATACTCATTCGCTTCGGTAACCATTTGCTGGTCTACATCATCTCCAAACTGAGACATTTGTAATGACCTAAAATCTTCTGCTTTTCCTTGTCCTTGCGCCCTACGCCTATCAATAAATTTCCTCATTAGTATTTCGTAAGGTATTGGCTCAAGTTCTCCTGCATACCCCGCTGCACCTGTTGGACCTGTTTGACCACTGTAGGTTGGGTGTATTCGCACTGGACCCGTAATTAAGTTACCTGAAGTATCAAGGTTAGCTACTGAAGAACCTTGAAGAAGTGGGGTGGTTCTAAGAGCTTCCTCAGAAATAGCTACTCTAGCATCTCCCATTGTTGGGAAACCTTTATCTACGTAGGTAGTTTTATCCAATTCTTTCCAAATAAGTGATCTTTTTGATCCTACCATATTATTTTTTAGGTAGTCTTTAGCGGAATCTAAATCATCAAAACCAATAAAATTAGCATCTATATTTGTTTTTACCCACTTATTTAATTCTTTCATGTCTCTATTTTTAATGGGTGACTGTTTCATCATTTCTATAACTGTGTCACTCATCATAGTACTAAAGTCAGAACCTTCGGGACTCATAGACATAAACACGCCTTTTACGGGTGTACCATCTGCACCTAGTTCCTTAGCCGTATTAGCTGTTTTTTGCATTTCATTTTCTAGGGAAGCAAACGATCCTGTGTCTGGGTATCGCATAAAGCCTCTGCCGCCGTGAAGTTCTACAGGAACCTCAAAGTCGTAGTCTCTAGCCCCTCCCCTAAGACCCGTAATAATTTTACCCGCATCTGTTCTGTCAGCTACAAGGGGTATAAGTTTTGAATTTTGAAGTTCATCAATACTTAAAGACTTTGTGGGGAGTAATAACCCCTGATCTGTAGCTTGTACGTCTATATCAGGAACGTAATTAGGGGCTTTATTTTTATAAAATCCTTTAGAACTTCCTCTCAGCCGTATAGGATCAAGTGTTTCTTTTGTAACTACTTGTGCGCCTACGCCTTCAGTGGAAGATGGGGGGTTCCAGCCTTTTATAAATTCTAAATCACCATCTCTAACGGCTCTGGCTATTCCAGTAACATCCCCTGCAAGTTGACCGCTTTTCTCAGCCATCATCTTAGTACCTTGCATGATAGCCTTCTGTGCAGCGTCACCAGCCCCCGGAACTAATCCAACGATTGTACCTACAGCCCCTAGACCGCCCATCGCTCCGATTAAGTACCAGTTAGGGTTTTCCTTCTTTAGCTCTTCGCCAATCATGGCTATTGTCTCGTAGCCGCCTTTTATGTCTCCGATAATGGGGGTGAAGTCTAAAGCTACATTGCCTACATCTCTCCAAGTAATTTCAGGAATGTCCACAGCGTATTTCATGCCCTCATCAGCGGCGGCGGCGTCAGTCCATCCGTACATATTTGTATTTGAAGAAATTTTATCTTCTTGTTCCAGCATCTTGTCGCCAGACGTATCAAAGGCTGGTTTTAATTCTTTAGCAAATTCCTGAGCCTCTTTAGCCCAGTCTTCCTCAGAGCCGCCTAGATAATTAGGTGTTTCATCTGATGAACCAAAGATACGTTCAAAAATTCCCATTATTCAGAGCCTTTCAATACTTCTTCGCGGAGGGTTGCAAATCTACGTAGTTCAGCAATTCGACCTTGCTGGTGTTTCATTGGCTCTACGCCTGTGGCCTGTTCTAGAGCAATGTGCAGTTGGTCAATTCTAGCCTTGGAGTATACCTTGAGTGCTTCCATAGCCACCTTGTCATTTACCAGTGGCAATAATTGTTTGTAAAATTCTTTGTCCATTTAGTTTGTCACTACCTACTTTTTATTTGCGAAAGATGAGCCTGTTAGAATTGCTCCAAAGGCTAGGTGAAATAATCCACCACCCAGTAGTGTGAATGGCTCATGCTGCCCTGTTAGTTTTTTCATCAACTCCATTTGAACCATTGGCTCTGTTGTTGAATTTATTATCTCCATGAATTGGGAGATATCTGGTCTGTTTAAACCCCACCACACAGGGCAGAATAGAAAGTCATAGAAGCATATCACTAAGTAGAATATAAGTGCCGTCCACCGCCAAGTTATTGTGCTTTTTTCATGTGGACTTAATTCCTCCATCTATAGGCAAGGCGGTGTACACATAGCTTCATTAACGCCGTAAGACATAAGAGAAAAAAGTATTACTAGTCCAAGACCTATCCAAATCCATTTATTCTTCATTTACTGCACCATTCCATTAGGCGCTGGTGGTTGTCCCTGCTGTTGTGGTGCTACGTTGCCGCCGTTGGCTCCACCGCCACCGCCTGTGAACCCTGCTGCGTCTGGTTCAGGAGCTTGTCCCGCAGCAATGTTACCCCCACCGTTGCCTGTAGGGTCTTGTACGGATGGTGGGCCACCTTCAGGGGTAGCACCCTCTGGTGGGGCTGGTGGTTGAGGCATAAGAGCCTGTATCTCAGCCATCATCTTCTGTTGGATTGCTGCCTCTCTTGGATCGTTGAGTATCTTCTCTTCATCCAAGTCCATAGAAGCAGCTAACTCACGTAGAATGTAGTCATACTTCACAAATGGGGCCATAGCGGGATTGGCAGTCATCTGCATAAATTGTAGTAGTCGTTGACTACGTACCTCGTTACGCATTAGGCTTTCTGTACCTCGTGCCTTCACCTCTAAGTCACCAATAAATTCTTCATCAAAATTAAACTGCATATTAAATGCAAACAGGGCTTTCCCCAGCGGGGCCAGTAAGTAATCGTCTATGTTCCTTACCACAGCCTTGATGTTTTGAGCAGCCGCGCCAAGCATCATGCTCATGCCCGAAGCCGTCCTTCCAATGCCCCCTACAGCGCCGGAACCGTGGGTGTAGGATGGGATACCTGTGGCTTCGTCTGCTAACTGACGGCTCTTGTCAAACATCATCAGTAGCTCCTGAGAGACATTCGGAAACTTCGTTCCAAAGATGGCCTGTCCGGGCGCTCCTGCCTGTCTCCTAAAGACTTTCCCCGGATACACAGCCATGTCCTGCCCCGGAACCAAATTGGTTTCATCCACTTCTATCAATAGGTTACCAGACAAAGCTCCATTATCTACAGCCATACGCATGAAGCCGTTCATCAACAATTGAGTGTCTGTCATGTTCTCAGCTACGCCAATTCCAAAGAATGAGTATGGGTTTAATTCATATGGCACAGAAAGGTATGGTATTCTTGTAGGAGTAAATGGATTCATTACCAATCTTAGAATTTGCCCATTACAAACCCAGATATTCACCTGTACTTCGTCTTGGTCTTCTAATTCCTTGGGAATAATAATGTCGGCATCTTCTGCCAACTCTGTATCTAATACACCCCAGTACTCCAGCACTTCGTACCTATCAAGTGTGCCACTATTAGAATCATCCTCTAAAGTGTCTTCCCAGTACTCCCTCACGTAGTCTGAACCAGCTTCTACCGCCAGTTCTATGCTTTCTTCACGGAAATGTGGGCGTTTCTTGAGATTACGCAGTTGTGAGCGGTTTAATCTGTGCCTCTGAATGGAGTATTCAGCCTCAGACATATTTCTAGCGTCAGGATCGGGGTAGAAGTCCCAAATAGATACATATTCTACTTTTGGGATCGTTTCAAACATAGGATCGTAGTTACCGTCTGCATCCCAGCGGGGATATTCCTTATCTTGGGCAAACGGACCCTTCATTACCCCTGTACCAAACAAAACAGCCTCAAAAGAGACTGATCTTAGATGCTTTTGCGCCTCAGTTTCGTCCAACTGATCGTGCATCTTCTTTTCCATCTTCTGGGCGGCTACTTTAGCTGGTTCAAAGGTCACTGACCCTTCAATACCACTAACACCTAGCTCCAGATCACCTTCTACGGCTTTGAGTTTTTCCTTATACAGCCCTAAGTCCTTGGCAATGTCGGGCCGGACGATAGATTGGGGTACATCGTAGTTTACGCCAACTGTATCTTGTATTTTATCTTTAGTTAGGGCGTTAGGGTTGTAAGATACGGCTGCTGCAACATTTTTAGGGAACTTACTGGCCTCTATACCCAGTGGAAACTTCGATCCGGCGTATAAAACGTCAACTAATTGGGCAAATGCCGCTAAAACCTTGGTTTTTGTGATTTTAACAAAGGCTTTGGACTTCTCAGTGTCGGTAAACTGCACCTCAGACGAATAAAGACCCCTGTAATTGCGGTAGGCGTCCAGCCAACGATCTTCATCTGCAAATCTTGCATCCTTAGACCGCTGATATTGTGATTTTATAAAGGAAACTGCCCCAGAATATGTAATATTCTCCTGTTCTACGTTGCCGTCTTCTTCAAGAGCCACTGTGTCAGCGGTTTCATTAACATCTTCTGGAGTAGGTTTGTCCATTAAAGCCATATTTAATACCCAAATATTGCGTCAGCGGGTTGCCAACTCTGTTGCGGAATGCCTTTGCCCATATCAAAGGGGGAAAAGGCTTTAGGTCTGCTCATAACGGCGTATCTAACGCTGTCGTAAGCGTGATCAGAGGAATACCTTGGGTCAATATCATCTGTACCCCTTGGGTCAGATGGCAGTACAGGTAAATCTGCTATAATCTGTCTGCACGTATTGAAGAACTGTATCCCCGGAAGTTCCGTTATTTCGTCAACCTTTAAAACTTCGTGTAGTCGGTTCTTTCCGGCTATCCGTGCGCCGTTAGTACGGTCACTTGGACGCCATCTACATCCCATTGCTATCATCTCTTCGGCTATACTTGGGCCTATTTGCCCACGGTTGTGCCAACAGGAACTATCCAACACCCCGTACTGTATGGTTTCAGAGCCTTCGGCCTCTAATACAGCCTTTGCCAAGTCTCTGCCTGTGTGCTTTGAGAGGTATAGCTCTCTGTAGTTAATCAGTGTGCCAAAACTGGGATCAATAGCAAACCAGTGAACAGCACTATAAGAAGAATATCCAAAATCACACGACCTAAATCTAACCCAATCAGTGGGAATATCGAAGGGTTCAACGACATGAGTGGCATTCCTAAACTCAGAAAAGGCTGCTCCATCTGCAACTCCCCAATCTCCTTCAAGAAGCTGTCTTCTTTGCATTTCGGGTAGCGACAAGAGGTTGGCTTCATAAGCACCATCTTCTGTTAGATACGGGTTGTCATACAAGGATGCAGGAATAAATCGCCTATAAAACAGCGGCTCTCCAGCCTTCTCATGTGTATCTGGGTATAGTAGTTCTTCTCCTGTTTCAATGTCCCTAGCAATAAATTTTTTATTAGCTGGAGAGGGGTCAATAAACATCTGCTTAACCCATCCATGCCCCGGACCTCCGGGGTTAGTAGTTGCCCTCATGTAAATAGGCAGCGTCTGGTCTGTAGTACGTAATCTTGACCTCATATACGTCCACGCGAAGGGTGTGGAATACTGGGTCAGTTCATCAAACGCAATGTACGTGAATGCCTGACCTTGGTATCGTAAAACGTCTTGGTCCCTTTCAAGGTATGTGAGCCAGAGTTTTGCTCCTGATGGGAATGTCCACTGGGATTTTTTCTCTTGCCATTTACATCCTTGGAACGCCTTGGGGTAGAGTTCTTGTGACTTCCAGATAAGTTCACGGAGTTCGTCATTTGTACGCCTTAGTATAATCCCGTTAAAGTTAGGGTTATCAAAATAACGCATAGGATCAGCAAGAAGGCCATAACTTTTACCACCCCCAGCGGCTCCCCCGTATAATACTTCTCTCTCTGCCGATGCCAAAAATTCTGTTTGTGGTCCGGCGTTTGGGGCAAATACAACTTCCTTCTTTTGTTTCTCACTCTCTATTACAGAGAAGTCGAGGTTTGCAGTCTCCAACTCTTGGGCTGGTTGTAATTCTTCTAAATGCTTCTTGGCTAGGGTTAGCCGCCTCTTAGCATCAGACTGTCGGCGTTTAGCTGCACTTAGCTTCTTATCAGCGGGTGTCTTTGGTTTCCTCTTGCGGTTAGCCTTTGCTAAATCCTTTAACCTCTTAGATGGGTTGTCGGAGTTCTTACCCCGCCTATCCTTCCATATGTGAATAAGACCTTGGTGGCTAATCTTGTCGCCAGTCTTACTAGTGAGCCACTCAGCAGTCTTACGACTGGAGTTTCCTTCTTCTAGGTAGTCTAGTGCCTCTTCAACTATAACCGCCTTATCCGTATCCGCAACTAGTACAAGCGGATCATCTTCAGACGCTTTGTAGGCATACGGTATCTTAGCGGTTTTATTAGGTCTGGTTTTGTTTAACCAAATGCTCAATCTTCACTCTTCGGTGGCAGTATAAACATAGCCCCGCCCGTATTTTTAACTTCAACTTGTTCCTTCTTAATCAGACCTGTGCGGTCCAGAACTTCACGGGCCGCTGCCACGGTGTTTCTGGCTCCCATAGCACTTGGGTCATTTAATACATCTACCATGCTCCACGCAGCTTTAGGGGCGTTCATAGCAAGGGTCATAGACGCCTTATCATTAATCTCATCTTTAAGTGATGCTACCACAGAGGAAATACTGGTTTCCTTTGCATACCCAGCGGCGTTCATAGCCGCACGTAGGTTGCCCCTACATTCCTCTGACATAAGGGCTTCTAAGAAAAGGTTTTGCTTTTCTGTTAGTTCACGTTTTTCATTCATTTCTTGCCCTTTTTCTTTTTAGGCCAACCAGCCTTCATATTCTTGTAGGCTTTTGAACTTACAGTACTATTCTTCTTAGAGCGTGACGTACCCGCCTTTTTACGCTTATTGATATTTTCTACTAGTGACATCTATGCCCTCACTGATTTCTTACCTCTGCAACCCCAAGCTTTACGCCTGACTCTTACTTTCTCAGTCTGCTTCTGACCGCTTGATCTTGCACAGTATGCATCACCCCGTTTTGTGCCTTTGGCAGATGTGCGCTTGTGCGTCTTCCCTTTGCTGTCTTTGTAAGTTGTGCCGTTGGCGTACTTTCTTTCAGCCTTTTTACTAACCCTACTCATCGACTACCGCAAAAATACAAAGGCCAAGCCGACTGCGCCTGTAGCCACCATCCAGAAAAATCTCTCAGCGAAGGCAATCTTCTGCCCACGCACAATAGCCTGTCGCTCCATATCATCCAGACGGTCATCCATCTTCTTGAGGACTCCCCCCATGTCATCCATTCTATTAAACACAGTTACCAGACGCTCTTCCATACGAGCCATTTCAACCATAGCGTCAGCTAACTTATCCACCTTTTCCTCAATTCTATGAAGGCGATCTTCGTCCATTTATTGCTCCAACTCATTAATGTTAATTGGCGCATAAACCTCGCCGTTATACTGACTGTTCATTTCTTTTTAGGGGGCCGCGCTTTCTTCTGTGCAGTGTTATTTAAATCTTTAAAGTGAAATAAGGGTCTGCTTGTCTTTGTATGGTTAGACCCAGAATGCACAGTTCCATTAGGCATTTTATGAGTAGCCCCTGTATACTCACTACCATTTCTAAAATAATGCTTAACGCCTTTACCCATTAGTAATTCTTTCTGTATTATTTGTTCATTTGAGCAAGGGCTACTAGTTTACTTGTAGTTATTATAACAATGTAGCCTTTATCATCATAAACCTTATACTTTCTATTTACCTCAACAATTCGCATTTCTTTACTAGCCGTAGGTGTAGGCGTACCATAATAATCCCCCTATACTTGCGGCTAATATTGATACTACGATGCCCCACTGTGCTATTTCTACTAGGTATGCTCTCGCTTCTGCCTGTTCCTGTGCAACTTCTCGTTTGCGTATTCGTTCCTGTCTTTGAAACTCTACCCAAGCATCATACAATCCGGGTCTTCCGTAGAGCCGCATATGGGACTCAATTTCTCGTCTTGCCTCTCTTAGTCGATCTAGTTCTAAGAACTCCTCAAATGAGTCAGCATCTTTTCCCAGTGCCTTAGAAAAAAGACTACCCTTCTTACGCTCTCCTTGGGCTTTAAGGGTTTCTTCAGCAGTCAGGATTGCTCCCAACTGTTTACCCATCTGATTTATTTCTCTGCCGTGGCCTATTAAGGTTTTAACCTGACCAATGGCAGCATTAGCAGCCGATACGACTGCCAGAGTTTCTACTAACATAGTGACCTATAGTTGGTTAAGTGTTGGTTATAGAAAGCAGAAGGGTTTAGCCAGATTATACAGAATTGTTGGGTTCTAGTTTAATACATCTACCAATAGCTAAAGCATTCGGTTCAGGTTTAGTGGCGTTTAGCTCTACCAGCGTACTAACCCTGCGAACGTCACAGGCTGCTTCTGTTGGGTAAAGAACTTGATTAGATACGATTTTATGTTCACCAAATTGCACTAATATGAGGACTAGGATATACATAGACTATCTATCTTCAAGATCATCAAAGTCTTCATCAATTAACTCCGGAATATACCGCTTCGGGTCTGGGGGAACCGTTACTGAGTTTTCCTCTGTAGCAAAGTATCTTCCGTATCCGTCAAACTCTTTTGCTAATGGGTTCCTGCTCAGTTCTTCTTTTGAGATTAAACCCTCTTCCAGCAGTAGTTGCCTTATTCTGGCAAACTTTAACCGCTGCCCTGTATTAGCTTCAATAGCTGCTCTTATGTAGTATAGGTTGAATGACATGAATACCTCTTCCAACCTTACCCCTACATTGTAACACTAAATTAGGGGAAAGGTCAATACTTAATTGAGTGGTTTTTATAGCGTTTAGCAATTGACCATTGGTTGATTTACTGGTATAATGAAGATGTCCTTCGGGGCCGTATACTATAGGGGTATCTAAGTCACCCTAGTATGGGAGTGGATATGCCCCCTAGTATAGTACCGCCCAGCCCTCTACTTCTTGAAGGCTACATTATAGATGTCGCTGCGATTAATCCCAATATCTTTTAACTGTTGATCCGTTAGGTTGTTTAGCTGCCAGAACGCTACTCTGCGCTGCTGGTGGTGTTGTATTTTCTTTATTAGGCCGCCCTCTCCTGTGACTAGTGTGGCGGCTAGGGCTAGTGTCTTGGTAAACATGGTATTCTCCTGATGTATTCTACACCATCATTATACCATGTGGACTTAGTCAGGAGTACTCACAGGGATGCATAGCCGCTATGGGGATAAGTACATTATAGCCCTCTGCATCATATTAGTACTATCTTCAAAGTAGCCTATACCCCGGTTGCAACTATGACATAGCCAACCCCTGAATTTATCCGTTGAGTGGCAGTGATCCACAACCCACGCTCCAGCCCGTCCACCCTTGCCGTCTACCTCTTCAGCAGACCTCAAGCATATAGGACAGGTGTAGTCTTCTTCCGGCATACCGTGGGTAATACGCAAGTCTTTTCTAACACGACTTAACTCGTTATTACATGAGCGGCACTCCGGCCTCAAGTAAGATGCTCCAGAGGACTTACTATAAGCAGTCAGCGGCTTGTTCTGATTACACTTGGTACAAACCTTGGAGTCCCCTTCTATTGAAGATAGACTATCCCACTCTGGAAAGAGGCTAAGTTGCGTCATCAGCGTCAAATAGATCAGATACATTACCAGTACTGTCTTCCATACGCTGTGCTTTTTCCCTTATTACTTCAGATTCTCTAACCATATCATTCGATATGGCATACAATGACGAGTATGTAGTCTCATCATCATTCAATACCTGTTCCGTTATTTCATGGAACGGCTTCCTGATAGTTATTTCTTCAAATTCGTCTACCGTAAGGTAAACAACAAGATTAAATATACCATCATCATCCACTTCCACTTCAGCATCAACCCATAAAGGTATGCCTTCGTCAAATAATGTGGCATCCTGCCCCAAATCTTCATTAGCCATAGTATCTCCAATATTCGATCACCTAAGTGGTCCTAAGCAATATAACATACGCCACTTAACTAATCAACCCTTCTGCCACTTTACGTGGTATTATTTTTGAGGTGGGGTACTATATGTAGAAACTTGACAGTTTTCTACGCCAATAAAACGCTGGGGGCCATTTACAGTTGCCATTTTCCCAAAATATGTCGTGGTTGTATATGGCTACCGGGGGGGTGGGGGTGGCACTGGCGGGGTCTAAAAAAGACGGGCTGGGAAAAATGACTGGGATATTTAACTCATTGATTTTATTGGATTTATTACTGAACTGCGACTGAATAGGTGGTAGGTTAATTGGATTTAATGCAGCAAAATCATGGTGTTAAAAGAATTGAGATAAGAGAATTGTGGCACATTGTGCAATTGCTTTGGAGCAGCCGAAGAAAAACCCCGATAAATCCACCATTAAAATTATTTGTGCAGCAAAAAACTGGCATGACAAATTTTATAGGGCGGGGTGAAGGTCGAGGTGATGCACGTTATTCCACCAGTAGGGTAATTATCGACAATTCTACTAAAAGTTATATATGCCTGAGAAGCCCGTACAAGCCCATACAGTAGGGGTAAACTATTCAGGTATAATTATGCCAGTTAACTGTTTGGCCTCCCCAGCGCTCTTATATTAGCTCTCAGAGCCTATTACATTTAGACGTTAGACATAAAAAAACCCCACTAAAAGCAGGGTTTTTTATTAGTTATTTAACTACGGGAATAGTCAGGTATGCCTACTACCATCCGCTTCGATGCCAATCCACATTGACCCAGCCTGTACCATGATCGAACCATCATTAAACCCAATCTGGGGTTGAGCAGTTTTAATGAACTGTTCGAGCGGCTGCTGGACGCTATGCCATGCGTGAATATGCTTCAGGCTATTTAATTGTGCTTCAGTCATTTTATACCTCGTTAATTTTCAGGCAGTGTTCAAGAACTCTGCGGCGTTCGGTTTGTGATAGTTTCGATACTACCGCCATTACATTGTGGGCATTGGTTCGGACCTGATCTTTTGTGAATTTGTATTCGCGGGGTTTAGCCAGTTCTTTACCCAGACCCTGCTCTTTAAGCTTGGCTAGGGTTTCAGGATGTAGGTCGTTAATATTCATGTCGTTGCCCACCCCTTGATTACTCTGGCGCTTTGAGCAGCCGTCAGTCTTAGCGGTTGGCAATTTGCAATTGCATCTGCTGGTAGATGGTCCTCATCTATCCAAACTAATTTAT